GACGGTTACTGACTACCAGGATGTCGGCTGCTGGTTCGACTGGATCAGCCCGTCCTGCGGTTCGTTCATCTGCGCCCCCTCCGCTAAATCCAGTGCGGACGGTGTCGCCAGCTCTGGACGAGCCACCGTTGACGGGGAATGAGTCGTTTTCCGAGTTTGTGCGGAAGGGAAACGATCAGGACCGCAAGCGACGGGAGTCTCGATTCGGAGCCTAACCCTAGTTTAGGGAGGGCTCGTGGCCAATAATTTCATTACGCCGACATGGGTCGTCAAGGAAGTCGGACGACTCGCGATCAACTCACTCAAGTTCGCCGCTAATTGCACCCGGGAATACTCGTCAGACTTCAAGGCTGGCGGGGCCAAGGTGGGTGCGACCATCAACCTGCGCTTGCCGCAGCGGTTCCAGACGGTCAAGGGCCAAGCCTTTAGCGGGCAGGCTATCAACGACCAGATTGTGCCGGTCAGCATCACCGACCAGGCGCAGATTGGCATCTCGTGGTCGACGTTTGATGCGACCCTGAGTGTCGAGAACGTGCGGGACCGGTATATCCGGCCGGCAGCGACACAACTCGCCAATACGATTGATTTCGACGGTCTGTCGCGGTGTTCGCTCGACGTGTTTCACTCGGTGGGCACCGTTGGCGTGACCCCGACCTCGGTCCAGACCTACCTCGATGCCGTGACGAAGCTCCGGAACGTCGGCGCTCCCGATGACGGCCTCGTGGCGATTCTCAATCCTCAGGCTCAGGCCACGTTGGTGGGCAACACGACAACGGTGTTCAACCCGACCGCGGCCATCTCGAGCAACTGGCGCAAGGGTCAGTTCGGGAACATGCAACTGGGCATCGACCAGTGGTATTACGACCAGAACGTCCTGATTCGGACCACGGGTTCGTTTACCACGGCGACCCCGCTGGTCAATGGGACCACGGCGCAAGGCGCGACCAGCCTCGTGACGGACGGTTGGGCGTCGGGCGCGTCGACCTTGAACAAGGGCGACAAGTTCACGATTGCCAACGTCTACGAGATCAACCCGCAGAACTACTCGTCGACCGGACAGCTGCAGCAGTTCGTCGTGACCCAGACGATTTCGGACACGACGGGTGCGATGACGATTCAGGTGCAGCCGGCGATGATTTCGTCGGGGAACCTGGCGACCATCTCGGCGATGCCGGCCAACGATGCGGCCATCATCCCGGTCGGGTCGACCATCACGACGAGCTCTGGCGCGATGACCGCCACGGCGACCTCGCAGAACCTCGTGTATCACCCTGACGCCTTCGTGCTGGCGTTTGTGGACGCCGATGCGGACCTGGCCGGCGCGGACGTGGCGATGGTGAGTGCGCCGGACCTCGGCTTCTCGTTGCGGTATGTGCGTCAATACAACGCGCAGACCGACCAGAAGATTTCGAGGATCGATTGCTTCTACGGGTGGAAGAGCTTCAGGCCCGAGTGGGCCTGTGTCGTCAACGGCGCGTAGTTTCAGGACGAAGGGAGACGGAGCACACACATGGCGATTACCAACACAACTCTCTCAGCGGCCTGCGGGCTGAACGACACGACCATCGCGGTCACGGCGACGACGGGCTTTGCGGTCGGCAACATCATTCGCGTGGATAGCGAATTCATGGTGCAGACGGCGGCTGCGGTCGGTCTCGTGGTCCCGGTGCGTCGAGGCGGTCAGAACGGCACGGATCAGTTCGCGCACCCGATTCTCGCCTCTGTGGCGACCGGGTTGGCGTCTGACCAGCCGTATCCAACACCTGGGGCCTTGAACAACCCGCCCTCGTTGACACGGCAGATTGTGTCCTACGGTGCCTCTGGGGCGATTACGCCTCCGGTGGTGGACACGATTGTGATGCTCAACAAGGCGACCGCGGGTGTAATGACCCTCGAGGCCCCGTCTGGCCTCGTGGACGGCACGGTGGTGGTCATCTACAGCAATACGGCTGCGGCACACACGGTCACGTATACGGCGGGGTTCCACGGGGACACCACGTCGTCGGACGTGGCGACGTTTGCGGCGACGGCCGGCAACTCGATGACGATCATGGCATCTCGCGGCGTCTGGGGCGTCATCTGCACCTCTGGCGTCACGATTGCGTAAGTTCTCGCTCTCGGCGTTTGGGACGGTCTCGGCTTCGGCCGGGGCCGTCTCACTACTCGGTCTGTGGTCCGTGTCCTACGGGCCGCTGGTGGTGATGACCTATGAGTGAAGACATCTATCCGCGCATGGTGTATCAGCCGTTTGAGAACGACCGCGGTCAAGTTGCCGTGAGGTATCGCGTGGTGGACAACCGAGCGGCCTATGACGCCCTTGGTGGCGGGTGGTATCCCGGTCCTGACCTCGCCCTCAATGCCTACGACAGGCAGCAGGAGGCGATTGGAGAGGCCGCGGCACACCGGGCCTACGTGGACCGGAACATGAGTGCGACGGCGCTCCTCGAGGCGGCAGCGGTCGAGGACAGCACGCGGGTCCATGTCGCGGAGATTCCTGAGAAGCGCAAGCCAGGGCGACCGAAGAAGGTGGTGGCGTAATGTCGATGAACACGACCTATAACGTCTGGAACGATGTCGTCCCGAGTGACACGGTGGACATTGCGACGACTCCGAAGCTAACCGATGCGGTCTATGTCGGTGAAGGCGGGGATCTCGTGGCCGTGGCACAGAACGGGCGGGCGACGACCTTTGTCGGGGTGCCGACAGGGATGGTGTTGCCGGTGATTATCAAGCGGGTCAACAGCACGGATACGTCCGCGGCGTCCATTGTGGCGCTGAACGCAGTTTAGGGTTTGCGATGAATAGGTCTCACTGGCATCGTCAGAATCCGCTCGACAGACCATCCGCGCAGGATGCGGTGCTGGAGTGCGTGAATCGACAGACCCAACAGCCGAGACCATCCCGCCAGCGAGTGCGTTTCACCGCGAAACTCCAAGTCGTGCGAGGCATGGTGTCGCGTATCCAGCGGCATCCGTTGACGGTCGGCGGCGTCTCTCATGTTGTCGGCAAGCGTGCCAGTCAACAGGTGTGCCGGATTACAGCAGTTCGTAACGTCGCAGGAGTGTCGGATCACTGCGCCGGTAGGAATAGGGCCATGCGTGAGCTCGTAGGCGACTCGATGAGCACCAACGGTTCGACCTCGCCAGCGCATTGCGCCGTAGCCATAGTTCATTCGAGCAGAACTAGTCCACAACCAGCACTCCTCTGGGCCTCTGCGGTCAACGCGGGACCAGAACGCCGAGATGGGGTCGTGGTTAGTCCATTTGAGTTTGAGATTGTGTCCGGAGATAAACGGCCCTCCAGAAGTTTGGCCGTTGCAACCGCATTGGCATAATGGCATGGAAGCCATTATAACCGAAGATTCGTTAAGGAGGGTAGCTATATCGCGGGTTTCGTAACCAATGTGGGCTCTTCGGGGCTCCTCTCTGGCGGCTCGATTACCTGGGGCGCAACCGCCTCTGGGGACACGATTAAGGCGCGTCTCGTGGCTTCGTCAGCGACCGTCAACCAAGATGACACGGTGATGACGCCGTGGACCCAAGTGACGAGCACGGATCAGACGCTCGTGAACAAGTCGAAGGCGACGAACACCACGGACAACCGTATCCAGTTCACCAACTCAGCCGCTATTGTCTGGACCGCGGTAGCGTCTGGGACAGTGCGCTATGTCGGGATCTTCAAGCTCGTCACCAACGATGCCGACTCCATCCCGATTGCCCTGATCGACATCACGTCGTGTGTGGCGAACGGGTCGGACATCACGTTGCCGGCGCAAACGGCACTGTTCTACTCGCAGCAGTAGGCGAAGATGGCGAGCTCACCAAAGTTCTACGACCGCGTATTGATGTCGTCCACGACGACAGGGACGGGCACGCTCACGCTCGGTTCAGCGATTACCGGCTACCAAGCATGGTCAGTGCTCGGCAACGGCAACAGCGCCTATTACTACATCGAGGGCGTAGATGGCTCTGGCGTCCCGTCTGGTGAGTGGGAAGTCGGGATTGGCACGTATACGACCTCTGGAACTACCCTCAGTCGTGATTCGATCCTTGCGTCCAGCAATAGCGGTTCGGTAGTCAGCCTCTCGGCAGGGACCAAGCGTGTCGCGCTGATTGGGGCTCCTGCGGCGGTCTCGACGACCGACATTAGCGATATGGGCGGTCGGTTGACGCTGACGACAGGCGTCCCGGTGACGACCTCTGAAGGCGACGGCGACG